AATCACAGGCTACTCAACAAGACAGTACTAATGCATACAGTCAAGGTGATTGGCGTGTGCGTTTAAGTTTAGCGGCTGGTGCAAAATATTTATATAAGTCAGACACGCCGGGAATACTAGAACCATTACAAACTACTGATGGAATATTATTCCCTTATACCCCGGCAGTTAATGTAACATATTCATCTAACTATGACACCAGTGAATTAACACATAGTAACTATAAAATATATCAATATCGTGCAAGTAGTGTAGACAATGTATCTATAACATGTGATTTCACTGCACAGGACACAAAAGAAGCCAAGTACGTATTAGCAGTTATACATTTTTTACGTAGTGTTACTAAAATGTTTTATGGTCAAGACCAAAACCCTAAAAACGGAACACCCCCACCATTATGTTATTTGACAGGTATGGGTGCATTTCAGTTTGACAAACACCCATTGGCAATAACTACTTTTGCCATGAATTTACCAACAGATGTAGATTATATACGAGCAAGTAGCACTACAGCTATCCCTGGAACTAATGTAGGTGCTAATATACCAAAAGATAACACTTATAATCAAAGCCTAAATAATTTACTTCAAGGTACAACTAAGATAGGATTTGGTGGTACAACCCCAGCACCAAGATTTAAAAATACTCCTACAGGAAGTGTTGAAGCAACATACGTTCCGACTAAATTACAAATACAGATACAAGCTGTACCTATAGTAACTAGAAATGATATTAGCAATAACTTTAGCCTACAAAAATATGCGACCGGTCAATTATTGAGAGGGTCTAAAAATAGAGGCGGAGCAGGAATCTGGTAATGGCACAAAATAATTTATATCCACAAACAAGTCAGTACAATAGAACAGGTATTGTAAACACTAAGTTTTTAGACGTTATGGTCAATAGACCTATACCTATGAGTTCTAGCGATATCTATTATCAAATTCCATTAGTATATGAGTATAGACCTGATTTATTAGCATTTGATTTATATAATGACAGTAGATTATGGTGGGTGTTTGCACAACGTAATCCAAATAGACTTAAAGATCCATTGTTTGATTTTAAAGCAGGGGTTGGGATATATGTGCCTAAATTGGATACGTTAGTAAGTGTATTAGGAATATAAATGCCAACAACATTTGACGAATTTGGTAATGAAATTATAACCCCTCAAGCACAGATAACTCAGCAAAATGCTGAGTTTAAAGCTAGTGGTGGTGCAGATGATGATTCAGGGTCTCCTACAACCTATTATGAAAACGATGGTACACCTAGTAGCAATAAAGCAGAGACAACAACTTACTATGAGAATGATGGTACCTCTAGTAGTACCAATTCAGAAACAACAACCTATTACGAAAATGACGGTACAGCATCAAGTACTGCAGGAACAACAGTTGCGGGCAAAAGTTCTACTACGGCAAGTAAAGCATCAGAAGTTAAACCCGGAAAAAGATTATTCAACCCTCTAGGAAACTACCCTAGTTATACGTATCAAATTACATTGTATATGATTACACCTGATGCGTATGATGCTTTCATAGCGTCCGGAAGAAAAGACATATCTGCTATTGCTAAAGCAGGTGACCCATCAGCAACAAATGCATACAATAATAGTGAAGCTGGTGCATATATTATTGCACAAAGCGGCGGAATTAATAACACATCAACACATAGAGCTCCGGGGTTTAATTTAGATTATTATATTGATGATTTACAAATTAAAACTGCAACTAATGGTAAAGCTACTGGTACAAGTTCAAATGTTACTAGTTTAACATTTAAAATTCTTGAACCATATGGATTTAGTTTTATTACTAAATTAAAAACTGCCGCGGCCGCAATACAACGTTATTCAGCAACAATAGGATTAAAAAGCCTAGATAATGCAAGCAAACAATTTTTTGTATTAGGTGTTAAGTTTTTAGGATATGACCAATCTGGAACTCCGGTAAACGATATACCACATCAACAATTTTACGATATTATTTTAACAAGTATTAAATTTAAGTTAGATGGTAAAGCAACAACATATATTATATCAGCCGCAACAACAGCTCCTCAAACTGCGTATGGTACAAAAAGAGGTAGACTAATAAATGATTTGAGTGCTACTTGCACTACAGTCCAAGAAGCATTGATAGGTGATGGCCCGGGAATTAGTGGTATATTTACACAATTAAATCAACAGCAAATTGATATGAAAAATGCTGGCTCTATTAAAATACCAAATAAGTATAATGTTAAGTTTTTGGGACAGGCACAAAGTTTAATAGCACAATCTAGTGTTATCAATAAGTTTGCTGACCCAGACAAAACAAAATGGCCATTAGCACAAATTAAAGATTCTAATCAAGTCAATGATAAAGTTGCAGTTTCAGCAACACCAGACAATACTAAACGAATTGTATCTTTTAAAAGTGATACATCAATACAACAACTTATTCAATTGGTTATATCTCAAAGTTCTTATGTAGAAGATGCATTAAAAGTTTTATATACAACTGCAACTGAACCAGATGAAAAAACTGATAGTCCTGAAGATATAAAACCAAAATCGAATAGAACACTAAAATGGTATAATGTTTCAGCAGAAGTTAAAAATTTAGGTTTTGATGATAAAGTAAATGATTTTGCATTTGAGATAACTTATATTGTTCAACCATATGACACCCCTGTTGTTATGGCAGTGACGGCTGGAAAGACAACAACATATTACGGTCCTCATAAACGTTATGAGTATTGGTTCACCGGTAAAAACTCAGAAATTTTAGAATATTCTCAAAGTTTGGATAATTCATATTTTAACGTAGCAGTTGAATCAACAGGTTCAGACGCCTCAACAGGCGGAGGCACTGATGTTCCAATGGTAGCAGGTAAACGACAAAACGTTCAACGCCAAGGCAAATTGGGCATAGGTGCAGAAGCACAAAACGCATACGTTAACTATCTAATTGATCCGGGTAGTTATGCCGCGGCAAAAATTTCAATCTTAGGTGATCCTGACTTTTTAATACAAGATAGTACAACTAGTATTGATGCTTTGTATAATCAATTTTATGGTACTGATGGATTTACCATCAGTGCTAACGGTGGACAAGTTTTTATTGAGATAGATTTTAAAGAAGCAATTGACTATAATAATCAAACAGGTGTTATGGACATTAATGAAAGTTTAGTGTTTTGGAAATATCCACCAAAGATTAAAAAGATAGTTAAAGGTATTAGCTATATGGTAATTGAAGTTTCAAGTAACTTCAGAGGTGGTAAATTTACACAAGATTTATCTTGCGTAGTTAACACATTTGGTAATGATCTTGGCACTGATGATACTGATGGAAGAGAAAAAGAAGCCTCAAAAACTAGATCATTAAGTAATCAAGGTGGCGCCGGCTCAAATAACCCAACAGGTTCAGATAGCACAGGATTAATGCAAGATGATGCTACAGGAGTAGATGAAGCGGTAGCATATCAGCAGGCATTAAATGAAGCAGATCAAGCTGACGCATTTTATAATGGTAGTCAGGGAACAAGTAATACTGGTTCAGGTAGTTGGGGAGACCCAGTATCAGATGATGATTCTAATTCTAGCCTAACCGCTTACAATTATGGTGCAGACGAAGGAAGAGAATAATAAATGGCACATGATATAATTAAACCAGCCGGCGCTACAAAAGCAAGTCAGAACGATGCCGGCGGCGGTGTAATACGTTCAGAACCAGTTATAGGTACTGTTAAAAATAATATCGATCCTATACGTGCAGGTCGTGTACAAGTTTACATTCAGGACATGAATGGATACGACCCCGATGATAGCAAGAACTGGATTACAGTCCGTTATCTTTCTCCTTTCTATGGGAGAACATACGGTCAATCTCCTTCAAGCGGCTTCGGTAATTATCCTAATAATCCAATTAGTTATGGTGAATGGCATAGCCCGCCGGATATAGGCACACAAGTTATTTGTATATTTGTTAATGGTGATATGAATTATGGTTACTACATAGGTTGTATCCCTGATCCAGAAGCACTAACAATGGTTCCTGCGATTGGAAGCGTTAAAAGCAAAGTCATTTTAAATGAAGGTGAGGCTAAAAGTTTAGCTGGTGCAACACAACTCCCGGTAACTAATATAAACACTGCAAACGAAAATATGTCAAATAGCAGTGACTTTTTAAATGCTCCAAAACCAGTACATAGTTACGTATCATCAGTATTAGCGCAACAAGGTTTAATACGTGATACAGTCAGAGGTACAATCACTACAAGCAGTCAACGTGAAACACCAAGTAGAGTTGGTTGGGGTGTAAGTAGCCCAGGTCGCCCAATTTATGAGGGAGGCTATACTGACGCTACAGTAACAGACGCACTTCAAGGTGAAGGTAAAAACTTAAAAATCATAAGCCGGCGGGCAGGTCATTCTATCGTAATGGATGACGGTGACTTGTTGGGCAAAGACCAATTAATAAGATTAAGAACATCTCTTGGTCATCAAATATTAATGAGTGATGATGGGCAATGCTTGTTTATAATTCACGCTAACGGACAATCATGGATAGAGTTAGGTAAGGAAGGTACTATTGATATGTACGCTACTAACTCAGTAAATATTAGAACACAAGGTGATCTTAACCTACATGCTGATAATGATGTAAACATACAAGCTAATAATAATATTAATATCAAAGCTAAAGAAAATATTAGTATTGATGCAGATAGTGATGTTAGTTTAAAAGTTGGCGGAGACTTTACACAACAAACTTCAGGAGATCATGCATTAAAAGTTGACGGTGCAATGAGCATGTTAAGTAACGGTGAATCTAGTTATGCTAGTGGATCCACTACTTATATTAATGGTTCAGTTGTTAATCTTAATACTGGTTCGGCAAGTCTAACCCCAGAAGAAGTTAAACAGTTGACTATGTTTACTCACACTGATACGTTGTTTGATAATGAAAAAGGATTTGCGCCTGCACCTGGCAAGTTAGAAACGATTGCATCTAGGGCCCCAGCCCATCACCCATGGGTCAACGCAGGCCAAGGTGTAGACGTAACAACAGAATTGGGAGCAGACGCAGAATTACCGGAATCTCCTTCTGAAGAAGTAGAACAAACTAACAACGAAGTACCATCAACTCCAGAAACGCCAGTAACACCTTCAATAGTTGCTACTGTGCCTGGTGCGGAGAGTGCAAGTGCAAGTTTAGGTGTTGGTACAACGTCAGCATTAGTAAGTTCAACTGCCCTATCAGCGGCTACTAATGCGGCATCGGCAGTAAGTTCAGGTTCTGCAATCATAGGTGGTCAAGCATTAGTTGGACAACTAGGTCAAACAGCACAACAGTTAGTTACGGGTGGAACGTTAAAGCCAGGAGCTGACACATTGATTAATGGTTTAGTTAAGTCAGGGGCAAGTGTCACTGGAGCTATGACTTCAAATATGTTTACTGGAAAATCTGGTAGTGGAAATCTACAGTCATTTGTACAAAATACAGGTGCACAAGTTAGTAACATGGTTACAAATATTGCAGCCAGTGAAAAACAGTTAATACAGTCCGGGGTTATTTCCGGAAAACAATCACCAGTATCAACTGCCGGTTTAATATTATCTGGAGTACAGAATGGTGTTCAACAGACAGTTGACTTTGTAAAAAATATTGGATCTGGCGTCGCCGGCGGCATCGGTAAACTTGGCGCGGCCGCCGGCAATATTGCTAATAGTATAAGTTCAGGTAATTTTGCAGGAGCACTCACGTCAGGTGGAGGATTGCTCAGTGGTCTGACTGGAACATTGGGTGGTTTAGTAGACAAGGCAAAAGGTGCAGCCTCAGCCGCATTTGCATCAATCACCGGTGCATACAAGTCATTTAAAGCTAACGTACCGCAAGACTTAACTGCGATAGCTAAGAGTGATACTGCTGAGACTAGACAAGAAGAAAATGTAGATCCATACGCAGGACTGACCCCACAACAAATTGAAACTATAGGTGATGCAGATGCGTCAGATCCGTTTATTAGAAGTAGACTGGGACTACCATCATTGACTGCATCCTCAGGTAGTTCTCTTATTGATAACAATGTTGCAACATCTATTGCAGGTGTAAAAAATCTTGATATAGCAAAAACTGGATTACAAGGCTTACCTGGAGGTCAAGGAGCATTGTCATTAGTAGTAAACAATGCAAAAAATGCAGTTAATAGTATTCCTGGTTCAGGTGCATTGGGATCACTAATCAATACAAATGCATCTAGTTTATTAAATGGTGTTAGCCCGTCAACTATGTCAGCAGCCTCTGTCGTAGGGAAGGCACTTGGCGGCGCCGGATTACCAGCCGGCGGATTATCTGGCTTAACTTCAGGAGCATCAGGCATCTTAGATGGAATCAAATCACAATCCGGATCTTTAATGTCTACAGCATCTTCTATACTTCCAAAGGGATTAGCATCACAACTTAATTCCGCTGTAAATGCCATAGCATCTGAGAACCCAGAGAAGCTAAAAGTTCCAATAGTAGCGGAAAATACAGTTAATAGAGGACCATTAGATTCACAAGTATCTAGTATTATTGACAATCCAAAGATTCCACCACCAACTTACGGTGATATACAAACACAAATTCAAACAGAACAAGAAAGTTTGGAGGTATATAATCAAAAACTTAAAGAACAACGAGCAAGATTTAACGCACAACTTGCTATTACTAAACAAGCAAAACAACAATATGAAGATGCCGCACATCGTTTACCACCGGGCGACCCTACGATAGCAGAATTAAAAACCAAATTTGAAGAAGAATATAAGAAGGTTCTAGATATAACAGCAGAATTAGCTTAATAAATAAGATAGAGGAATAAACATGCCAAATTATATAGGATTCAGCACTATTAATGCTAACAAACCAAAAACTACAGTAATGCCTGCAGGTATGGATGGTGGAAGCGGTAGCACTATAAAGCCTATTGTATTTGGTAAGAAGTTCAGACTAGTAGACCAACCACTAGTTATACAAGATTTTGTCAATGCATTAAGTATTCGTAGAGGCGAAAAAGTGGGTAAGCCTAGTTATGGAACGACACTCTGGAATTTTGTATTTGAACCTAATACAAGAGATGTTCAATTCCAGTTGGAAGACGAAATACGTAGAATTGCCGCACAAGACCCTAGAATGATATTAAACACAGTTAAGGCATATCCACAAGAAAATGGTATTTTGTTAGAAGTAGAATTAGCAATCTCACCGTTCAATCAAGCACAACTGTTAAGTGTTTTCTTTGATAGCGGAACAAATACCGCAAACATTCAGTAAGCAAAAAAATCGGCTTTTTAGGTTAGATAAATACTATAAAGAGTATTATACCTATGGCCACAAGTTCAAGACAATCAGCATTATTCGGGGTCAACGACTGGAAAACGATATATCAAACGTTCCGTCAAGCCGATTTTAGAAGCTATGATTATGAGACTTTGCGTAAAAGTTTCATTGATTATTTGCGACTTTATTATCCTGAAACATACAATGACTATACTGAATCAAGCGAATTTATTGCTTTGCTTGACGTTATTGCATTTATGGGGCAGGGTTTAGCGTTTAGAAACGACCTTAACGCCCGTGAAAACTTTATCGATACCGCGGAACGTAGAGACAGTGTTATTAAGTTAGCTAACTTAGTTTCATATAATCCAAAGCGAAACTTAGCCGGTCAGGGTTATATTAAAATTACAAGTATTCAGACTACTCAAAGTATTGAAGATTTAAACGGAATTAATTTAAATAATACCGCTATTCTTTGGAATGATCCTGCTAACCCAAATTGGTTAGAGCAGTTTAATACTATCATTAATGCCGCATTGATTAACAGCCAACGCATCGGTAAGCCTGGTAATTCATCAGTTATTTTAGGTGTAAAAACAGACGAATATGCAATGAATATTCCAACTACTGCCTTACCAATTGTACCATTCAGTTCAACAGTCGATGGTACTAATATGAATTTTGAATTGGTTAGTGTTTCTAGTGTGGATTCAGAAAATCTATATGAAGTTCCACCAGCACCAACTGGACAATTCAATATGTTATATCGTAACGACAAATTAGGTTACGGTAGTCCTAACACAGGGTTTTTCTTTTATTTTAAACAAGGTACCCTACAAAACTTTGACTTTGTGTTGCAACAACAAATCAGTAACCAAGTAGTCGATATTGATATTCAAGGTATCAATAATACAGACACATGGTTATATCAACTTAATGCAAACAACGCTACAACTCCTAGAGTATTATGGAGACAAGTAGAAAATGTATACGCTAATGCGTATCTACAAACAGAAAATAGTAATAAGAAAACATTTAGTGTAAACTCTAGATTCAATGACCAAGTCAGTTATGTATTTGGTGATGGGGTTTTCAGCGAGATTCCAGTTGGTAATTTCAGAGCATATGTACGTTCTGGTAATGCATTAACATATACAATTGACCCAACAGAGATGCAAGGACTAAGTGTTTCATTTAGTTACATTGGTCGTAACGGTCGTCAAGAACTATTAACACTTGGTTTAAGTTTACAAACACCTGTAAGTAACGCACAAGCACGTGAAAGTTTAATCAACATTAAACAACGTGCCCCAACTCGTTATTACTCACAGAATCGTATGGTTAATGGTGAAGATTATAATAACTTCCCATATACATTATACAGTTCTATCATTAAGTCAAACTCAATAAACCGTTCAAGTGTTGGTGTTAGTAAAAACTTAGATTTAACTGATCCTACGGGTAAGTATTCAAGTATTGATTGTGTTGCAACAGATGGTGCAATGTATTCTGATGACAGCAATGGTTATGGTCTATTACAAATTTATAACTCAGCAGATATTATTTCATATTTAAACAATGACGTATCTACTATTTTATCTAATATCAGAGCAAACCAATACTATGTTAATAATTATACCCGTTACTCTATAGACCCCGCTTCTGGTGATGGTACTGTATATTGGAATCTAAGTTCTGTTGACACAAATACTGACACTGGATATGTTTACAATCTGCAAGGTCAAGTTAAAATACCTATTGCTGTTGGTACATACAATACACATAACTTAAAATACTTAACAAAAGGCGCTCTTTTAAACTTTACTGCACCGTCTGGTTATTATTTTGATAGTACTAACAGATTAGTATCAGGTGTTGCCGGCCCATCCGATACAACAAATATATGGGCTACAGTTTTAAATGTTATAGGCGATGGTTACAATAACGGTCAAGGTGATTTTGCTAATGGTTCTGGTCCTATTATATTAAACGTATACATCCCTCAAGGGGCTGTGTTGTCTACAATTATTCCTACGTTCAGCAATAAATTACCTAACTCATTAGTTCAAGAAGCTATTTCTAGAATGGAATTAAATCAAAACTTTAGTCTTGTGTTCAATAATAGTCTAACAATTGCAGAAGATAGATGGTCTATTGATTTGTATGAAACTACTAATTGGTTTGTAAAATTTGAATGTGTTGCAACTAATAGATATGTTATAACATATAGAAGCCTTGCATATTACTTTGGTAGTGTAGAGGATATAAGATTTACATTTGACGCCAATAAAGTAATTTATGATCCTTTCAGTGGTAAAGCATTACAAGACTATGTAAAAGTATTAGCTACCAATACACAATTTGGAAACAATAACCCATTGGCAAAACCAGTGACTGTGTTTGTTGTAGGACAAACAACCGAAAGTGATGGCTATGTAGACGATTATAGTGTTGAAATTTCTAGTATTGATGTAAATGATAGAACTGTCACTATTGATCCAGACTTTTTCTCTACAGTAACTGGTTATCAAAATGCTTCTACTAATATAGGTGTATATACATTTTTCCTACAGATTCAAGATTCTGCTAACTTAACACGTTATCAAATTGTACCTACATCTGATATAGTTTATACATATGGAACTTTAAATCAAATTGAAGTGGTTAAGTATGACTACCCAGAGGGTCAAGTCTTTTATGCATATAGTGAAAACAAGTTTTACACAACGTTACAAGACAATACAGTATTGACTCCATATTATTTGGTTATTCAACAACCACAATACTCAGTCTTACCAGGTCGTCAAGCATTGCAGTTCCAATACAAACATTTCAGTAACAACACAACACGCATTGACCCAGTAACTACAAATATTATTGATTTGTATGTAGTAACACAAGCATATTATACTGCATATCAAAATTGGTTACAAGACACCACTGGCACTGTTATTGAACCAGATAAACCAACTATTAATGAATTAACACAAGCATATGGATCATTAAATGATTATAAGATGTTAAGTGATAGTGTCA